ACCGTCGTCCGACCAGCGCAGCATAACCTGCGGGTCAAAGCCGGGGGTTGCAAGGTAGCTGGTCGTCGCCAGATAAACCGGCGGGATAAACTCGTAAGGCGGGTTCGGCACGTCGGCCAGCGTTTCAAAACCGTCGTTGGCTTCCGTCGTAAGGACTTCGCCGCTTTCGGTAACAAGGTCGTTCTGCACGTATTCCGCCAGCAGAATGGCACCGTTTTCAGCCGTCAGATCTTCGGCAGTGTACGCCGGATACTGCGCCACGCCAACGCCCGTCTCGCAGTCAAGCTGAAGCGCGTGCTGCGCCGTGCGCCGCAGCGTGTTCGCGCCCGTCGGCAACGCGCGCCACGACCGAAGCCAACGTTGCGCTTCACCGTTGTAATGGTAGGAGTTTAGGTCAAACGCGTAGATCTTGCCGGTTTCATAGTCGCCGCCAAGGTTTTCGTCGGCGTAGAACACCTGCGTCTGCGGTCGGTAGTGCGTCCACTGGTCGTCCCATCCGGCGCGCTCGTGCCACGCGCCCGTCGCCGCATCGTACACCCAGGTCTTGTTGGCGGAGGGGAAGGTCAGCACATAGAACATATGCCCGTCCTGCTGGTAGGTAAACCCGACCGCGTCGCTCAGATCGCCGTACTGCTGGATATGCCACTCGACGGCATGCGTCGAGACGCGCTGTCCTTGGTAGCCGTTTGCAACATAAACAATACCTTGACCGCGAAAATCCTTGCCCAACCAGTAGACTTGGTTGTTCATTTTGGCCACGCTGTACCGCGCGGCGCAGCCCAATTCGTTGTAGGCCCCCTGAATGCGGGCCAACGGAAAATCTGACAGCCCGGCGTTGTACCAGACCTCGGTGGAGTTGTTACCGAACAGCCAAACCTCGCGGTGGTCCACGATCATGCTGACGATGTTGTCCGGATCGCCCTCGGCGCTGACAAAGTCCAGCGGATCAACGCTGGTGCCGTCCAGCAACCCGGTCACCCAAAGTTTCTGGCTGTTGGGTTGGATGAAGACAAAATAACCGTCAAGATAGTCCACGACCGACGCGCCAGGATAGTCCGGGTCCGTGATCTGCGCAAACACGCCGGTGGCGGTGTTGTAGATGTAGCCTATTGGATCAGCGGCGATCATGATCTGCGTGCCGTTATCGGCCATGCTGACGGGGCCTGTACCGCCAACCGTGCCTTTGACGGTGCTTACAAAACTGCTGTTGACCCGATAAAACGTGCTGCCGGATACCACGTACAGGTACGCCCCGTGCACCCACATGCCGCGAATGGGTCCGGTGCCAACCGTTGCCCGCAGGGTAAGCCCCGGCGCGCGCTGCAAAAAGGCGGGCTGTTTGCCGCCTTCCGGCACCACTTCCGGGTACAAATTGACCATGCGGCTATCCGCAGCGTTGACGCTGCGGGCCACGTATGCCGATCCGAGGATGGGCGTCTGCATCGCTTAAACCACTGTCGCGCCGCGCACGCCGATGACGGCCCAGCCCTGCGTGAAGTACTGTAGCGTGACGCTGTCGCCCACGTTGGTGAATGTGATGGTGCTGTAACCGACGCGGGTCGAGGGGGTTAAAACGCCTGTGTCCGCGCCCGCCGCCTCGGCGACATAAGCCACAACCTTGATTTCCCCGACGGTGCCGTTGGCTAGGGTCAGGGCGTTACCGGTGGCGGTGGACGTGAACGCAGTGCTGAAGCTGGTGAGATCAACAGCGCCGGGGCCAGTCAATGACTGAACATTACCGATTATTGCGCCGTTAATTGTCTGGTCGCCCGTAAACGTCTGCGCAGCGTCCGTCCGCGCAATCGTTGCGTTGGTAGATGGGAACGTCATCGTCGTGCTGTCGGTGCCCGCCAACGTCAGCGAATGATTGGCTGTCAGCGTCTTGCCGTTGGCAATGGTCAGCGTGGCGCTGGTCGCCGGGGCGGTGATGGCGACCCTGTTGACGGAGGTGGCAGTGGCAACGCCAAGCACCGGCGTCGTCAGCGTCGGGCTGGTCGCCAGCACCACACTGCCGGTGCCGGTCGCGGTGGTGGCGCCCGTCCCGCCGCGCGCCACGGACAGCGTGCCGGTCGTGCCGTTGACGATGGGCAGGCCGGTGCAGTTCGTCAGGGTGCCCGAGGCGGGCGTGCCGAGCACCGGGGCGACCATGGTGGGGGTACTGAACAACTGGGCGTTGGTCAGCTTTTTGGTGATGCTGCTCTGCACAATGGGGATTTCGTCGGCGGCGTTCGCGGCCGCAGCGGCCGGAAGCTGGGAGATGGCGACAGTGGTCATGATTTACCTTAGTAGTTTCCTGCAAAAATGTTGAACCGCTGGCGGGTGCCGACGATGCTGTAAGGCAGCGCCATAATGTCGTCGGGGTTGTTGATGCGCTTCAGGTTGCGCTTCGAGGTCATAGCAATGCGCTGCACTTGGCGCGAGGGCTCGACGCCAAACTCCGGGGCCAGTTCGCAGGCCAGATTGTAACGGAAGCAGCGGAGGTAGCCCGGCGGGAAGGCCAGATCGGTCGCCAGATTGGCGGACTGAGACAGTTCCTGCACCGACACAATGTGGAACTCCAGCACCTTGGTCGGCACCGGATAGACATACATCTCGATGTTTGGGTAGGTCATGTTGACCCACAACACCTGCGGATAGGTTGAGGTGACAGTCTTGACGGCGATACCGTTATACTGCTGCTGGTTGATCAGCTTTAGGCCATAGGAGATGCCGCTGGCTGGGTCTCGAAAATAGGTGCTGTCGTCAATGGCAACTGGACGGCTGCCGACAATATCGCCAGACGGCCCAAACGTCCGATAGCGTTGGCCGGGAGGCCAAGTCTCAACCTGGTCAATAGTTGAAAAAACGGCGAGGCGTTCAGTATTCCAGCTCTCAATCATCTGGTTCATAGCGTTCAGCGCGTCCTGCGCTGTTTCCGATGACGGAGTTTCGCCTTCAGCTAGAACGCCGATCAGCCGCAGAGAGCCGTTGATGATGTCGCCAGCCGTTGCCATGTCACTCGCTCTTTGCTATGCGCGGGCGCCCGCGCCGCCGAGGTTCACCCAGCACATTAGCGGGTTCCGGTTCTTCAATCAATGGTTCAGGTTCAGGTGCCGCCGGTTCGTCCTCGACCATGTCCTCAGGGTCGAAACGGGTCCAGCCGTTCATCTCGTCGTACTGCGCTTCCATTTCCATGGTGGCAATCTTGACGCCGTGCTTGGGGTGGAAGAGGTAAATTTCAGCCATTGTCCTGCCTTATGGAAAACAGGCGGCCCGTGGACCGCCTGTCTGGTTACGAGATGAGCGCCAGCGCCTGAAGGCGGCTCTCAAGCTCCGCCACGCGGGCCTGGAGGTTAGCGATAACCGCCAGAACCGAGTTGCCCTCGTCTTTAGTCACGAAACCAAACGGGGTCGTGGACGTCAGATCCTGGATAGCGTAGTCCGGTGTAACCGGGGGCGTCGAGGTGATGGTCGTAAGCTGCGCAGTAAGCGCCGCGCCCTTGGCCGAATAGATCGGGTTTTCAATGGTGGGGCCGTTGAGGTACGGGTCCTCGTAGGCAACACCAACAGGCTTCGTATTGGGCATGTGGTTCTCCTTAAAGGGTGAGGCGGGCAGCTCGCGCTGCCCGCCGTTGCATTAGGCGATACGATAGATCGTGTACGCCGCATCGCCCGTTTTGCGCCAACGGAAGATGCCCGAGGTGTTGCTGGTCTTGGTCAGAGCGTCCTGAATGACGTCGTTGCCGACAAGGGTGTTGCCCGTTCCGGCCGTGAACGTCACGTCGTTAGCGGCGTCGTCACCAATATTGATGAAGGCGCAGTCAAAGGTCGAGCCAACCTTGAGGCTGGTGAAAGCCGCGTCCAGCAGCGCGCCCGTCGGGAACACGTAAGTGCCCGCCGAGGTGCCGCCGCTGTCCATCGTGCAAAGACCGGTTGCAAGATCGGCAGCCGTAATCGTCACTGACGCGCCCGCAAGAGCGGTCGGTGCCGCGGTGTTGTAGAAGCTGATTTCGCCAAGGTTGCCATCGCCAACCTGATAACCACTAGCGCCATTGGGAAGTGCCATTGTCGTATTCTCCTAATATCTACCTGTTAACCCCAAAGACGGCAAGCCATCGGGGCGCGGATGACCGAGTAGCCATACAGCACGTCAATACGGCAGGGCAGTCGGTCGTTGTTGATGTCGTACTGGCGCACAACACGCATCGAAATGCCGTTGTGAACCTGACGCGAAGCCATATCAACACCGTTCGGAAGCAGCAGGTCCGCGGTGGCGAACGAGATGGCGTCCTTGTGGTAGATCAGGTTCTGTGGGTAGGTCGTTGAAGCAGCACCGACGAACGTCACGGCAGCGAGGTTCTGCGGGAAGCTGTTGACCGTGGCCAGAGCGTTTGACGGGGTGTAGATCGCCGGGCTGATGCTGACGTCCGTAAACTTGCTGGCTGCAGCGGTGTTAGCCGCAGTAACAACAAACTGCTGGAGCGAGCCAGTCGACTGACGGGTCTGCGGGTTGACCGCGTACACGTTGGCAATCGTGAAAACGTCGCCGACAGCAAGGGTGTTACCCGTGGTGCCGTTCAGCGTAATCTTCGACGTGCCTTCCACCGACATCGTGCCGTCCACCGTGATGGTGCCGGTACGGCTGCCCGTGGTGTGCTGCTGGATCGACTGCGACATATTGATCTCCTCGTAGCCGAGGACACCTTCACCCATCATGCCGTTCTTGAACTGGCGGGAGATCGTGTCAACCGGGTTAAAGAGACCCTTCATGCCTTCGACGAGGCCAGCGTTGGCGGCCGGGTTTACGGTCGCGTAGCGGTTCGGCATCATGGCGGCGAACTCGTTCAACTTCTGCTGGCCCTGAAGCAGGACGAGCGAAGTGGCCGGGGTCGTGCCGGGGGTGCCGACGGAGGAGTAGATGCCCTTGTAGGCGGCGGCGACGTCAGCGTCGATGGAGGACGCAAGCTGCGAGATACGCGGCTTGAGCACACGATCAGCGAAGTCGTCGAGCTGCATGGTCAGTTCGGCCGACGTGAAGTTGACGCCGATGTGCTTCTGGTTAGAGACGGTGAGCGTGGTGAACTGCTCGTTGTCGTCCTGCACCTGAAGGGCTGCGCCGTCGGTCACCAACGCACGGTCGGGCAGACGGATGCGAAGGGTCGAACCGATCTTGGCACCTTCGACGGCGAAGCTGTCGTCGTAAGCGCGGTTGACGTTGCGGGTGATCACCAGGTTGTTCTCGAGGCCAAATGTTCAACCGGTTTCGCTAAAACCGATCCGCTTCTTTCGAAGCTGCTGCATGTCACCATGCAGAGCAGACTATCTCTTCACCCTCCGCAGAGGGGCTGTGCGCTTTGGGCCGCTTGGCCCTACTCCCTTTCGGGATAGTCGTTACACCTTACATTGATGAGGACAAACACCGCCGTTGCGATGCTTCCCGACCTGACAGTTCATGCATAGCACTTGATAGCCGGAAGGAAAAGCGTTTTTTCGTAGCCACAAATAGAACGCCGTTCCGCTGCTGTGGTACACCCCAGACCGACGCTCTTCGCCGCCGTTGTTGTTGATGTGGTCGATAGACAAAAACTTGGGTTCTGTCTCGCCGCAGCACGCGCAAATGTAGCCGCCATATGCGTCAAACACATAGTCGCGCATTTTACTCTGGTATCGTTTGGTTTTGTCGCGCTCTTGCTGACGGATGCGTTCAAATTCTTCTGGTGTGCTTTCGGCTAGTTTGCGGTTGCGCCACTCCCTAGAATGCTCTCGGGCCCGCTCCCGGTTAGCCTCGCGCCACTCTTTCATGCGGCGGCGGTGCCTCTCAGGATCACGGGCCCGGTAGCGTTGGGCGGCTTCTCTATTCTTTTTTCGGAGAAGTTCTTCCGGTGTCAGGTCGGAATTGTTCTCGTCTTTGTCTTGGCTCGGTGTTTTCATGAAATAATCGTATCATGACGTCCACCGAATTCACACAGTTATTTTTCGAGGGGTTGCCCCCAAGGGAGACCGAATTAGTTAATCTCCAGAGCCTTCCGGGTGATCATGTCAATAGTAAGAATGCTATTAGCCATGACCTAAATGGTCCTTTCTTCAGTAAGTTAACGTCTGCGTTGAGCCTCGTACTTCTTCGTCTGGCGCAGCCGTTCTGCTTCAATCCATTCCGACGTTGACATGCTCTTGATGGAGCGCGGGTCGGTGGTGTCGAACGCAGGTGCACCAGAGGTGCGGGCCGTGACCGGAGCGATAGGAGCCGGGGCGGTTGAGGTCTTCTTGGCCGGTGGAGACGATGCCAGTCTGGCCTCGATCTTCCCGATTTCCCGTGCCTGCAAGAGCGGGCTGAGGCGCGCAATCCGTTCGGCTTCCTTCGGGTTCGACCCCAAGTGATAGATCACATCGGGACCAATCTCGGAAGACTGAATGGTTTGCGCCATCGTTTCCGTGATGGGCAGCTTCGGGTTGTAGGCGACCTGTTCAAAGTCGTCGTACTTGCCGCGGGCTTCCTCTTCACGGTCCTGATAGGCTTCAAGCGTTGCTGCGCGTTCCGCCTCCGCTTCCCGCTGGGCCAGCATCTCTGCCGCCTTGCGTTCCGCCATGGCTTCGGCGTAGACTTGCGCGTTGGTAAAGTCGTCGGGCTTCAGCGGTTCCGGCAATGGTGCCGGGGTCTGGGCCGTCTGCTTCCGCGCTTGCTCGCGCTCCCATTTCCGTTGTTCTCTTGCGAGACGTTTGCCGACGATGGCGTCCAGTTCTTCTTGAGAGAAGGTCTTGGGCGCATCCGTAGGCGTCGGTTCCGGCGATAAATTGTCTGGTTCAGAAGCGGGCGCCGCCGTGGGAGCCTGTTCCGGCGCGGTCGCAACCGCTAGTTCGTTTTCGGTCATTCAATTGCCTTTCGGTCACCTGGTTAGCCCAGCCAGTAGGGTATATATGTGATTGAGTAACACGTCCGGTTACGGCAGTCAAAACCTATGCGTAATAGCTGATGTTCAGCTTGGCGCTGGCGGACGTTTCAATAAACTTGATGCTGGTCAGATCGCCGTCATACTGCAACGGAACGCCGACCGCGAGCGGCATGCCCACCGACGCCGTCGGGTCGGTGCCGTCGTCGCGCCAGCGCACGTCTTTGCTTTCGGCAACAATCAAGGCAAAGGTCGGCTGCTGCTTGTTGCCCGACTTGTCGGTGGTGGGCACGGTCAACCCGGCCGCCGCGCTCAGCGCCGTGATCTGCTGGTAGCCAATGCAAGACGTGACCGCCTTTAGGGTCATAGCCATGGTTAAAATCTCCGTTTTTCTGTGAAGGACCGCAAATCGAACGCGGTCACCGGGGTGGTGACCACCGGGGCGGGGGCAAACAGCCACCCGGTGTTGTTCCCGGCATCGACGTTACCGTTGGCCGTATACGCCAGCCAAGCCGCGCCGCCGGTGGCGGCGAGGTCTTTGACCGACGTAAACGAAAGGGAGTTGGTGCCGCTATTGTCGCTCAGCGTGGCTTGCGACCCTGCCACCGTCGTGTTGAGGGTGATTAAATTGCCGGACGTGCCCGACACGCCGAAGGCGCTGACGGTCTGGGTGGTGCCCGCCGTGAAAGTGATGGTGGCAGGCTGCACCGTGTTGGTGATGTTGGCAAAGGTGTTGCTCTGCTGAATGGTTAGCGTACCGGCACCGGCTTGATTGAGGGTGGGCCAGGTCTTGCCGCCGCCAGCAAAGGTTTTGGCCGAGGCGCTGGTCAGGCTGATGGTCGCCGTGCCGGGGGTCACGGTCAGGCTGGCCTGGTTGCCGTTCCACGCCGCCGCACCTGCGCCCGTTATGGTCCAGGTGCCCGATCCCATAAGCAAGATGGGCGAACTTGTTCCGGCAACAAAGGTATCCGCGGTGACGTTCTTGTCGTTTGCGTCAAACGTGCCGCTGGTGACGACGAGGCGCTGGGCGTTGGCGATCACCAACGCGTCGGCCAAACGAACCGTTGCGCCCGGGGCGTTCACGTTGATCGGCTTGTTGATGGTAGTGCCGTTGCTGGTCAGCACCTGCACGCCTGACGTGGCGGCGAACGTGATGGCCGAGCCGGATGCTGCCGTAGACCCCGCCGCCGGGTAAATGGTCACGTCGCCGTACACCGTGAAGATGCCCACGCCAAAAATATTGGCGTTGGTGCGGGCCGCGCCCATGATGTACCCGCGCACGGCAGAGGTTCCAGGGTTCAACTGGTCACCCCCGGCTGGCACCGAAAACGTCAGTGCGTTGGCCTCCGTCATGGCCCCGGTGGCAAGAGTGCGCGCCCCCGTGGACCCGGTGTAAGTCAGTTCGATCAGCTTGTCGCCCGACGTGGTAAAGGTTGTTGCCCCCGTAAACACCGTGGCGGCGTTACCGGCCAACGAAATCTTGAAAGTGGAAAACGCCAGCGTGCCGGTAAACCCCGTCATGGTCATGATGCGGGCGACCACGTTGGCCCCCAGCGTGACCGTGCCCGCGCCCGAGCTGGCGTTTAGCACCACGTCGTCGGCGGTCGTCGGCACCGACGCGCCGCTGGCTCCGCCGCTGGTCGCCGACCAATTGGCCGTTGACACCGCGTCCCACGTGCCCGATCCACCAACCCAATAGCGCAACGCCATTACAGATTACCTTCCGAAACCCAAGTGCCCGGCGTGCCTGCCACGGTGCACACCCAAGACTTGGGCTGGCCAACCGCCGGAGCGGCATTGAACACGCGAGATCCGACTACCCAAGTGCCGGTAGTGGGTGCCGTTGCGCCGGTGGTAAACGTCGCGGTGTGCAGCTCGAACGAGCCAAATTTGGCCGGGTTTACGATGGCGTCTTCGCCGACGCTGATCGTCAGTTCATCGACATAGAGCGTGCCGGGGCCGGTTGCGGCGAGCCACCGGAGGCCAAACCCGCCACTGCTGTTGACCGGTGGCCTAATGGTCACTTTAAGCCGCTGCCAGCCGGTGTTGGCGTTGGTACGGTACACGTTCATGTTACTAAACCCCGGCGTGAACCCAACCACGTAGCCGGAGCCCACCAGCTTGACCAGTGCCGAAATCGTGAACGGGCGGTCAACAAACGACGCGGGGACGGTAAGCGTCTGCTGCAAGATCCCGCCGGTGGAACTGGTAAGCACCAGCATCTTTCCGAACGACACTTCACTGTCGGCAATCGTGGCAGTCATGCCGCCCGTGTTCCACCCATAAACGCCTGCCTCAAACGACCCGTTTACAAACAGATTTTGGCCGCCGATGTAGCGCAGCTCAGTTTCGGCCTCCAAGCCTGCGACCACGCCCGAACCCGAAAACTGGACCGACGCGAGCGCGCGGGAAGCGGAAAGATTGGGCGTGTCAATGGGGAGGAGGTCGCTGTTACGCCGCGTGGTCATACTAGACACGTTCAAAACGGACGTGCTGTCCACATCAAAATAGTCCACCCAGGGGACGTCCTGGCTGTTGGCGTTCAGATTTTCGATGGTCAAAAACGAGTAGTTTGACAGCTTACCTTTGTAGTTTGTGCCGCGAAACGGGGTTGTCACACCCAGCATGGTGATGCGGCTATTGTCCAGCTCCATGCCGTAACCGTTGGTTGTTGTGGTTTCAAGCCAGTAATCTTGGATTGAGTTGTTCCATGCATTCAAAAACTTTAGCGGAACCTTGTTCACGCTGCCCGCGCCCTCCAGCAAAATTTTGCGCAGGATGTTGCCGTTGCACAGCGAGCCGTCCACAGCGCCGTACAGCAAGACATAAGGGTCGGTAGAGGTGCCCGTGGACGATTCCTTGTCGAGGTTTTCAATGAGGTTGAAGTTGCCCCGCAGACGCAGAAGCTGGTCCAGCGTGCCGCTGGAATAGAGGTTGTTGAAGTGACATGCCTGGGTGTAGGTAGCGTCGGCCACTTCGACGCCAAAGTTGCAGCGGAACACTAGGTTGAAGAAGTTGTTGTTGAGGTTAAGGCCAACGGTGGCCTGAATGGCCCAGGTTGTGCCGGTGGCCTCAAAGCACAGGTTTTCGATGCTGGCCTGCTTGTACTGGCCTGCGGTTCCGCCCGCCAGATCAAGAATGCGCGGTGGGCCGCTGGGGCCAGCCTTTAATACCGACCCGACGCCGTCGCCGACCAGATTGATGCCGCTCCACAGTTGGACCGGCGTGTCGATGATGTAGGTGCCCACCGGCACGTAGATGACCTTGGACACCGTGGGCAGCGCCAGCACGGCAGGCTTGAAGGCGTCAACAGCGGCCTGAAACGCCGCCGCGTCGTCTGTCACACCGTCGCCGACCGCGCCGAAATCCTTGACGCTGACCATCTCCTGAAACTTGGCGTTGACGGTGCGGCCCACCGCGCCAGGCAGAAAGCCCGCCGCGTTCGACTGCCGGAACCCGATCAGCGCATCGCCTTTGGCGTTGTCGATGGTAGATGCAAGATCAAATGCTAGATCGCTTGGGACATAGGAGTTGCCAATGTTGTCCCATGTCCGAATTAGAACGTCCGTCGACGTTTTCACCACGTACTTGTACAGCAGCCCTTCCGTCGCCCACACCTGCTGCGGCGTGCGCCCGGCGGCGTCAAGAATGATCGGGTTGGTGTTGGGGGTGGTGCCGTCGCGCGCGGTGTAGGTTTCCAGCGGCGTGGTGGTGCCCGCCGCGTAGGTGTATATCTTTCCGCCCGACAGCGGATCGCCGTTGTCGTCAAAGAACTGCCAGCCAGCGCCGCCGATAAAGGAAAGATTGACGGTCATGTGGTGCCCTTACGCAAGGAATTTCAGTTTGTAGATTGTGGTGTAATACAGGCCAACAATCTCGTCTATGACGTTCTGAAGAGGTGTGCAGTCCTTGTCTACCACCTTATACCGAACATCTTCGATTTCTGCCGCCTGCCGCTCAAGAAATTCCAGTACGTTGTTCGACTTGTCAGCCGACATCAGCATGACCGGCCCAATCAGGCCATACTTGCCCTGATACATCTCCGCAAACTTGTCCGCAAGGTCGATAATCTCGTCGTAAAACCCGCCGAGTGCCTGATGCTTGGCAAACGACCGCGTGTTGAGGTGTGCCGAGTGCGTCACGTCGCGCGCAAGAAACAGCATACCTAGAAACTTGTCGCAACTGCTCATACAGGGGCTCCTTCAACAGGCATTTCAGGCGGCAGCGGCATCTGGCGTTCGGACGGCTGCGGCATCGTCGGGCGTCCGTTCGAGATGTCGCCCGTCTCGATGGCCGCCGCGATGGTGCCCATGACGATGTCCTGTATCTGGTCAGGCGTCATGGCGTTCTGAACCGCCGAAATGCGTTTGGTCTCGGCGTCATACGCCTTGATCTGCATCTCCTGCGCTTCCATCGAGTTCTGGATGTTCTCAACCAGTCCCATGGTTTGGTTGAGCTGCTGGGTCAGCGCCTCAATCATCTGCTCGGCAGACTGAAGTTCCGGCGACTTGTCGTCCTGTGCCAGCACCTTCGGGTCGATGATCTTCTTGAAGCGGGCTGCCATCTCCTGCGCGCCCGGCCAGTCCATGTTCTTGATGAACAGGTCGCCCGCCACCTGCCACAACTGCGGGCTGGTCTGGAGGATGTTGGCCATGGCCTCGACGGCCTCTTGGCGCTTGGTCAGGTAGCTCGGGCCAGTGGTGATGACGACGTCGTAAGTGCCGACCGTCGGATTGTAGATCTTCTCGATGACGTTGCCAGCCGCGTCCATGATCGGTTTGACCGGCTCGGGCTGCTGCGGGTTGATCTTGGCCATGCCGACCTCACCGTCAACGCCGATGATGCGCGCGATGCGCTCGGTGTCGTAGATCTTGGGGATCATGTCCACAAGCTGGCGGGTGATGTGGCGGATGGCGCGACCGAGGTTGTCAACGTAGTGGTATGTGCCCGTGTCGCCTTCCTGCACGCGGGCCATGATGGCCTTGCCAGAGCGTTCGTTGCCCTGCTGGCCAAGGCTGGCGTTGTACTGGCCGGTCGTGGACTTGATGTCCTCAGACGCGCCCATCTTGGCTTGAATGAGGCCCGTCTGCGCCATTGGCGGCTGAGAACGCTGCGGGAGGGGCAGGACATTTCCTGCGCCGTCGGTCACATCCGGGTTCACTTCGAGGTACGGCCAGTTGGTCGTGTTGGCCGTCTTCCACTGCATCTCGTAACCTTCAAACTGGCCGCCGTAGCCAATGAAGGGAGCCTTGGGCGCCAAGGCCAGCATCTCGGCCTCCTGGCTGGTCCAGTAGTTGTACATGCGCTGCGCGTCCTTGGCGTTGCGCACCAGCCCGGAAACGTACAGGCGTCCGTCTACCTCAAACTCGTTGCCGACGACCCGCACGACCGGAATGTACTTGCCGATCCACTCGCGCTCGTCCAGCACCTCATAGCCGTTGGTCTTGACCCACATGACCTTGCGGCGGTCAACGGTGCGGGTGCGCACCGGCTGGCCAAACATGGCCTTGAGCTGCCCGTCCTGCACCGTCCCGTTAAAGGCCGTCACGTTGCCCGGGTACAGGTTCAGTTTGGCCTTCTGGTGGTCGATGTAGAAGTATTCTGCAATACGCACCGTGTTCTCAGACAGCCACATGCTGAGTGACTGGTCGCCAATTCCCCGCGTCATCAGCGAACTGATGGGGGCGGCATCAGGAAACATGCGTTCGTAGTCAGCCTTGACAATATCTTCCGTAATGAAGCACCACTGCGCGTCGGACCCGCACGGATCTTGGATCGTCGGGTCCATGTAAACGCTGAACGAGTTGCGGACGCGGCCAATGCGCAGATCCTGGTCGAAGCTGTCCTCGCGGGCGTACTCGGTCAGGATGCGGATGTAGCCCTCGCCGTAGGTCACCTGGTTGTCGCAGGCGGTATCGTAGGCCACGTCGGCGTCCGACATATACTCGATGTGCCGGATGATGCCGTCGAAGACCT